TAAAGAACCGCAACGCGTTCCTTATATTCTTTAGCATTGGCAGCATCGACTCTTACCGCAGCGTGTATAGACTTGCCACCACTTAATACCAAAGTTGCTATCGGTAAGCCGGAAGACCTTAAGAAATTTTCCTGCTCACTTAAGCTCATTGTGTCACTTTCTACAAGAGCATAACGGAAAGCAGTTACATTCTTGTCTAGCCGACCTTTGCCATCAATGGGATTTATGCAAATCCATGCTCCGCATTCAGGCTGAGAGTCAAACATAACGTCTTCAAAATCATGGCTTTTTAATTCCTCGATGATTTCCCCAGCAGTCTTATGGAAAGCTCCTTTTCTAGGTTTCCACTTGCCTTCTTCATCCTGATAAACATCGTTTGTTACAAAAGCAATATGCTCATCTGGTTTATAGAGTGTTTGTAGATAACGTATTAGGTCACCCTTACGGTCCCATACAATTTCGGTAAACTCGGTATCACTCTCAAGCATTTCGTCCCATTCCATTGGCCTGCCGTTGCCAACATAGTGAAATCCATGTTCTTTGGCCATTTGTACAATAGTTCCGCCTGAAACACCTGAAGAACGAAATGTCTCCCATTTTTTTGCACAGGCACCAGGACGATAACGAGCATCAGCACGGCTCCAATCATCCCATACGTTACATTCATAGCCTTCCGCTTTTAAAGCCATACCTACATTTAACCAATCTTGGTAATTAAGGTCAGCAGGAGCTATATGCTCAAGAGCTTCAATTATTAAATCTCTCATGCTATAACCTCCTTGGCTATAAAGTTCTTAGGAGTAAATTCTTTTGGCAGTTTCCACAATTTCCATCCGACTCCGGCTAGAATAGATATGATTTTGTTTGCCGTTTCAAATTTCCACATTCCCACATGCTCATAACCAAAACGCTCTAAGCAACGTATCTGTTTAGGCGTGGCCATATTCTCTTTAGAGCGTTTCATAAGTTTATTGAGAAGCATTGAAGCGTAGCCTTTACAGGTAACAGTATTGACATCTATGCCAAATTTACTTAAGGTTTTAAGCTGCGATTCGGATGCAGGCATTGCTTCCCACATAAACTGCGGTTCATAGTTAGAAAGGTCTTCCGCTTCTATACTAAATATGTATTGCATCGGGTCAACTAATTGAGCCTTTTTACATCTGTTTTCCTTAAGTTTTTCAGCTAGTGAATTTTCGCGTTCTGCAAGAACATCACGTTCGCCTTGTGCCTCTGCTTCCATAAGGTCAACACAATCACCAAGCTCTATAATCTGTGTCATTTTGTCAGCTATGTCTTTTGATTTAGCAACCAGTGAACACGGCTTACATAGGTTATGCTTGGCAGTCATCCAAAGAAAGTCTAACAGAAGCAAATCTTTTTTGCATGTTTCCGGGCTTAATCTGGTGCCTCTCCCAACCATTTGCTGGTATAATCCTCTGCTTTGTGTTGGCCTAAGCACTATAACACAGTCAACAGAAGGACAATCCCACCCTTCTGTAAGCAGCATGGCATTGCATATTACATTGTATTTACCATCAGAGAAAGCCTGAATAATTTCGGACCTGTTTTGGCTTCCTCCGTTTACTTCTACAGCCTTAAAACCTTTTGAATTAAGGATTCTAGTAAATTGTTGAGAAATTGCTATTAGCGGAAGAAAAACAACAGTTTTTCGCCCCCTACAATACTTGAGCATATTGTCAGCAATTTCGTTGAGATAAGGAGTTAATGCCTCCTGAAGTTCGTTGGCATCAAAGTCTCCCATGGATGTATGAACACTGGAAATGTCAATTTTAAGAGGAATTGTCTGCGCTTTAATCGGCACAAGGTATCCTTGCTGGATGGCATCCCTCATAGAATATTCATAAGCTAAACTGTTAAACACTTTGCCTAATTCTTTTTTATCTGCCCTATCAGGAGTTGCCGTCACACCCAATACTTTAGCGTCTTGAAAATGTTCCAACACAGCTAAATAGCTTGGGCTTAATGCGTGATGAGCTTCATCAATAATAATTGTGGAGAAAAAATCTCTAGGGAACCGCTCTAAACGATTAACCCTAGAGATAGTTTGAATGCTTCCCACTACTAAAGGAGAATGATATTTCAGGCAGGAGCTGTCAGCTTTTTCTAATGATGGTAATATCCCTGTGACAGAATATTGTTTCTGGATTGCCTGAGCTAGTAACTCTTCTCGATGAGCTAAGGTCAAGACAGTTTCTCCTTCCTTGGCCAATTCGCCAGCCAAAGAGGAGAACACTATTGTCTTGCCTGTTCCTGTCGGCAACACGGTTAAGGTTTTGTTATTGCCTTTATTCCATTCTTCACGTATAGCGGTTTTTGCTTCACTCTGATAGGGTCTTAATGCGGTCAACGTTTTGACGCGAACATATTGCCTTGTTTAGCAGGTGCTGTAGCTACGTTCACGCCAAGGTCAGCAGGTTCATAAAATTTAGTAACTTTGTTTTTCTCTTTTTGGCTTCCATCCTTGCCGGTCCATTTTTCAATGGTAACCTTGCAGCAGCCTTTACCGCCAACAGTGTCTTTCCATCTCATCGGGGCATTTTCACCACGTTTCTTCAAGCCAATAGAAACGTAAAACTCAGAAATTTTAAATTCGATAGTTTTCCAAAGGATGAAATCATGTTTAATGATTGTTTGATTACCAGCGTTATCAGACAGCTTAAGAGTCATGATTACTTTGTTGCATGGGCTAATTTTTTCAGAGCCAGGATAGGAACCGCGCTCATAGCTCATTACTTCAAAATTGTAATCACCTTCAGGTAACAGTTTAAATTCGGAATCAGAGCTAAGCTCATCATCCCAGTCCATAAAATTAGGGTCTTTTGCCATTATATATACCTCCTATAATTAAAATGGGTCCTCAACATTCTTGGCCATTGCAAGAAAGTCTTCCCAATTTTCGATAACAGTGTTTAATATTTCTTCTGATACTTGCTCAACCATTGTAAGGTTATCATCACACATACCAGCATCTTTTAAAACCAGCATAACCGCAGCTTCACTAATTTCATTGCTCTCAGCCAATTTGGTTACAACTTCAGCTGGGGAAAGTTTTTCCTCTACGTTCTTCCCGGTAGTGCTTTCGACTTTACCGCCCAGGACCTGCTGAGCCTGTTGGAGATTTGCAGGCATTTCTGCGGTAAATACCTCTGCGAGCGGGCCATCCCATTGGAGAGGCATTTCATCAGGCAGGCCATGTCTGTTTTTAGCATCCCAGCAAGGATGATGGCTAGTAAAGATAACGCGCTTACCCCCTTTAGCCTTCTTGCTCTTGGTCTTGTTATCTTCGACTAGGAAAGTCTGATAGTTCAAAAACAGCACCATATCCGCCCATTCTTTGACAAGTGGAGCGACTTGTTTGGTTAGTTTCATCTCCCAACGGTCATAGGCTCCCATTTCATCAGGTTGCTCAAATTTACGCATTTTTGCGTGAGCAAGAAACACGACATTCTTACCACGTTCTATACATACATCAGCATATTCAATGAGTTTTTTAAACTCTTCCTGCAAGTAGGTATAACCCTTTCCGTAGCCAAATTCCTCAATACCTGCTTTTTTAAACTTGTCGCAGATATAGTCAATACACATAAGCTCAGCTTTGTCGATGGTATCAACTACCAAGGTCTTAGCCTCGATATCAACCGTAGAAAATTCAGCAACAGTAGCAAGCAAAGCCTGCCAATCATTAATACCGTCAACGCGAGCAACATCTAGTTGAGCAGTACCGCCCTCAACATCCACGAATACAGGTTCTGGAAAGAAGCTGGCCAGTGTGGATTTTCCAATTCCTTCAGAGCCATAGATTACAACCTTTTGCGCTCTGTCTTTTTTTCCTTTAGTAATGTTCATTGATGTTCATCCTTCCAGAATTGAAGCTCCTCCTCGGTCATATAATCGAACCTAGAATAGTGCTTCTCTTCTACTTCCGGCTTGGTCTTTTTAATATGCTCCTCAAACTCTTCTGCGAGCCTTGGAACATCTTCCCAAGTAATTTCTTTTTCTTTTGTCATTTTCTTACCCTTGTGGTATAATTAAATAAATCCTTGTTTCTAGGGCTCGTTTAGTGCTGCAACACTGGCGAGCTCTATTTTTTTTGGCCATCATTTTGCACGCTGTATAATCTCTACAGCAACAACATCATGAATTTGGAGCTGACGGCTCATGTTATGGAGCTTGTTATTAGCTAAGCGGATATGCAGGCGGTAGTCGTCTTTAGACCCTACGCACTCAGGAGAATTTAGCTCATAATAAGCATCAGCAATACCGTTTAAGGTTTCGCCAGAACGCACAACGTGATTGATGGTATAGCTCTTGGTTTCCGGTTGGATAAATCCATAGCAAAACGCAGCTGCGATAGCTAAACCTACTACTAATAATGTTTTCTTC